CATATGTGCTAGATGCTCCCGGAAAATGTTCTTGTCTGAATTGATGGGCGATCCCAACTCCCCTGGGTTGCTGGTGTGCGAAGATGATAGGGATGACTATGACCCCTACCGATTAGCTCCTCGCAAAGAGGACCAGATAACGCTACCTTTTGTGCGTCCGGACACTTCGATTAGTTCTAGACCTTCAGGCATCATCACGCAAGATGGAACCGAGTTTATCGTCTCGGAAGACGGTCAGCGATTCCTCTTCATAATAGACTAGAGTATGGCGCAAGTTCCTAGCAATCTAATCCCTACGCGGATAACCCAACTGCAAGACGCTCCTGTAGCGTCCGGGGATGGGCTGCTAGTCTATGTCTACGAGGGCAACACTTATAAAATCCGCGCCGGTGATTTACTGAGCGTGGCTGGAGTTCCAACTACTCGGAATGTGAATGCTGGAACTGGGCTCACTGGCGGTGGACAGCTATCCGCTGACATTACACTCGGAGTAGCTCCGGGAGGCATAGGTACTGCGCAGTTGTCAACCTCAGGTGTCACGCCTGGAACCTACGGCAGCAGTTCTACGGTTCCTGTATTCACTGTTGACTCTACTGGGCGGGTGATGGCAGCTACGACTGCTGCAGTTACGGTCACGGGGTACGTGCCTGAGACAAGGCAAGTTATTGCGGGTGCTGGGCTTAGTGGTGGAGGCTCACTAAACAATGATGTAACCCTGATAGCCAACCTATCAAATGCAACGCCGGCAAGCGGGTTTCAAGTAGGGGCTAGTGGAGTTGCTACGGATATTACCCGGTCGGACCACAAGCATCCGGCTGTTGATTTAGCGAGCGACAACGAGGTTGACGGGCTACTCGGCCTAAATAGTGGCGGCACTGCCCGTAGCCTTGTGGCTGCTGCTGGTGCTCCCATCTGGTCCGGTGCCGATGGCCTGTACGTGGGTCCGGTGGGCCTAGCGGGGCAGGTTCTGGTGTCGGGTGGCACTATAGCCCCCACATGGGGTTCTGCGGTCATTCTTGCGGATCAACTGGCTAATGTAGTGTACGCGGGACCGACATCGGGTCCATCAGCGCCTTCAGCGTTTCGTGCGCTTGTTACTGCGGATTTGCCGGTAGGAACTGGCACAGTAACCTCAGTGGCTGCATTGACTCTAGGGACTACAGGGACAGACCTTACGTCTACAGTTGCAGACGGTACTACAACCCCAGTTATTACCCTGAATGTTCCAACAGCCTCAGCTACTAACCGTGGAGCTTTGAGTACTACAGACTGGTCCACGTTTAACGCCAAGCAGGACGCTTTTGGTAATCAACTAGCCAATGTAGTTTACGCTGGCCCGGTGGGTGCTAGTGGCCCCCCCTCATTCCGGGCGCTGTCAGCAGTTGATATACCCACGCTGAACCAGGATACCACGGGCACTGCTAGCAATGTGACGGGGACTGTTGCGATAGCCAATGGCGGCACGGGCGAGACAACCAGCCTTGCAGCATTCGACGCCTTGTCTCCTATGACTACAGCTGGGGATGTGCTCTACGGAGGCGTAGCAGGCTCGGCAACACGACTTGCGTTAGGCTCTGCCAACACAGTAATTCATGGAGGATTGGGCGGGCCAGCGTACTCGGCTGTTGTAGAGGCTGACATCAGCCTATCAGCTAACACTATTAACGATGTATCCACAGTTAAGCACGGCTTCTGTCCGGTGCTACCTAACAACGCAACGCAATTCTTGAACGGCCAGGGCAACTATGCTATCCCCTCCGGGCTAACAATCTCAGCGTCCTACTCAGCTACATCTTTTGCTGGGCAAACTACTGTGTCGATTACCCACAACTTTGGGGCCTATCCTCTAGTTCAAGTTATAGACAACACAGGGGCAGTGCTCATCCCACTGTCAATCATCAATAACACAATCAATGACTTCACGGTCACATTCAATGCAAGCACCACAGGCACCATCATGGCCTCGGTGGGTAGCCCGCAGCCTCAAGCCGTAATCACCATTGCCTCAGCTACTTACACTGTGCTGACGTCTGACCGGATTGTTAAGGTAACTGCTCCGGGGTGTGTAATTACCCTGCCAACTTCTGTCGGAAACACTGGTCGGGAGTTCAATATAGTAAACGCTAGTAGCGGGACAATTAGCGTTGTCGGAACTAGCTCCCAGACTATTAGCACCCAGCTAGCCCAGGTACTACCTACGTATTCCGCGATGTCCGTATTTGCAGACGGCGCTAACTACTGGATCATCTAACATGAGTTACTTTACCCAAATCTCCTATGCCGATTCAGGCAGTCTAGACGCCTTTAGCCGGTTACGGGTATCGAACCCTGATACGCTGTTTTCAGTGCAGTGCCAATACGCAGCCGCTGCTGTTCAGATGGAGCCCTTCGCATCAGGGACAGGTGTTACACCGGCCCACAACGTCAATACCCGAATGGTGGCGCTTAGCTGCACGGCGGGTACGGGGGTTAGCGCCTTCCAGTCCTTCCAGTACTCACCCTACGCTCCCGGTAAGAGTCACTTTATCGCTGTTACAGGCGTACTAGGGACAGGGATCGCAGACGTTACCGCCGATACAGGCTACTTTGATGCGGCCAACGGGGTCATCTTTCGGCAGAACGGCATAACGAATCTGCAGCTAATCCTGCGGACCAGTACCAGCGGCGCGGTATCGGACGCCAACATCTTCGCGCAAAGTGCTTGGAACATAGACAAGCTAGACGGAACAGGCTCCTCTGGGATTACTCTGGATGTAACTAAGTCGTTCATCCTGATTATCGATTTGCAGTTCCTTGGAATGGGTCGGGTACGCGTGGGCTTCGACATTAACGGCGTCCTGTATTACGTGCATCAATTTGAGAATGCTAATAATTTAGCAGTCCCGTATATGCAGTCGGCTACGCTGCCGATTCAAATGCTGCTCACAGCCACCGGGTCCGTGGCTACGAAGACCAGTTATTTCAAATGCGCATCAGTTATCAGCGAGGGCGGCAACATCACAGATTACGGGTATGCGATGTCTACGCCCAGTGCCACTGTGACGGCAGGAAGCGGGGTCAGAACCCATCTTCTGTCGGTTCGGCCTAAGACCACCTACAACGGGCTACCCAACCGTGAGATGTTTATCCTAAACAACCTAAACATGGTTGTGACAGGCGCCCGGGAGGTCTACTGGGAACTAGTGGTCGGAGCCGCTTTTACTGTAGCCCCCACATATGCCAACATCAATACTACGTACTCCGGTTACGAATCAGGGACGGGTGGAACCTTCGGCAATTTGACTACAGGGGCGGTCTTGTACTCCGGTTACCTGGGCAATTCCACAGCTAGTAATGTCATCAGTCGGGAGTTCGACCAGAAGCTCTCAATGCATAACCCGATCAGCCTTAACCGGGCCGGGGCTGTCCGAGCCATGGGCACATTATCCTTACTGGTGACTGGGCTAGGCGGAAATTCTGCCGTGCAGGGTAATCTCAACTTCACGGAGATTCGTTAGTATGCGTATTGACAATCCCATCCTTGGAAGCCCAGTATCCGGTGACTTTAGCTCCGGCGCGTTCACGTGGCCGACATTTAACCAGGACAGCACGGGCAAGAGTGCCAAGACTGACGCATTAAACTCAGCAACCACTTCGGTCAATGTGTCCAGTGCCACTGCCCCGACTGCGGGCCAGGTACTCACTGCCACAAGCGGAACTGCTGCCACTTGGCAGGGAATTTCTGGAGGTACATTCTAATGATAGAGAAGCTTATTGAGCGGTCTTTTAAGTCTCGCAATGCCGCACACGCAGGGCATTGGAAAACTGGCTCCTTTGCCCAGCATGTAGCGCTGGGTGAATTTTACGACGGAATCATCGGCAGCCTAGACAAATATGTTGAAGCGCACCAAGGACTATTTGGTCTTGTGGGTAAGCTGCAAGCTGATGACCCGGACATAATTACCACACTGCGCGATGACATGGTGTGGCTAAACGAGAACCGTGACAAAGTTTCCCGCAATGTCCCGGCATTGGAGAATGTATTTGATGAGTTAACCGGCGTCTACCTAAAGACAATTTACAAACTTGAACACCTAAGGTAAGGACCATGGCAGCTACTAATTACACACCCATACAGCTTTACAATAGTGGTACGGCCTCTACCGCCCCCACTAATACGAACCTCGCGGCTGGCGAGCTTGCCCTCAACTACAAAGACGGGCTCTTGTACTACAAGGATGATGCAAATGTAGTACAGAAGATCGGGTACAAGCTTGTGCCCATTGCTAACGGCGGTACGGGCACTACCACAGCGCAGTTAGCAATAAACGCACTTGTTGGTAGCGTAACGGCTGGCTATGTGGTCCAGGGCAACGGAACGAATATTGTCCTCGGAGTACCTCCTGCAATCGTAGACACTAACCCAATCGTAAAAGGCAGCGCAGACGCAACCAAGCAAATGCGCTTCGAGGTCGATGGCCTGACCACTGGCACGACACGGGTGATTACCGTCCC